AGTGCAGAAAAGTATTTAGGTGCTATAGAAAAAATAGTAAAAGCTCATCCTAATTGTGTAGTGATTATTGATTCAATATCTAGCTTCATAGCGCAGAAGGATTTAGATGAAGAAGTCAGAGGCGATTACAGACCGGGAGTTCCTAAGATACTCTCTAACTTCTGCAAGAAAATGAGTAGTGTAGTTCCTAAACAGAGAGCTATTATTATCATGATTACACACTTTATCGCCAATACTGGCGGTATGGGTAAAAAGAAAGTAGCTGATGGCGGCGTAAAGGTTCGTTATCAAGCGGACACAATACTGGAAATCGCTTGGATTCAAGCATGGAAAGAAAAGAGTGACGGAAGACAAATTGGGCAAGCATTGCATTGGAAAGTAGTCACATCTGCTCTTGGAGGATTTGTAGGAGCCGAAGCTATTGGATGGCTTCGGTATGGAACAGGTATTGATTACAAACAAGAACTATTCGACCAAGCAAATGACTTTGATTTGATTTCGGCAGCGGGAGCTTGGTATACCTGCGACTTCTTAATCGACGACACAAAGCCAATTAAAAAACTTTTAGAGGCTGAAGGAATCGACAAAGACGATAAAGAAAAAATTACGAGACTGGTCAAGTTTCAAGGACAACAAAAGCTCAGAGATTTTCTCGACGCAAACGACCTTTGGCCTGCTTTACAGAATTCATTAAAGGAAATGTTGTTTTGAAAGCAGTAGGTTTCGATGGTCGTGAAAGAAATTGGAACCTGTCAAAGTGTGTAGTTTCAGGGGATCAGACGAGACCTCGAAGTAAATTGCATATTTTAGCAAGAAAGTTACTCCGTGAGCAGTTTCCCTATGATACAATCCTTGAAGAAGTGCCGCTTGTTGGTTCTCACAAACCTTCAAGAAAGTCTACGCTTTACGTTGACTTCTTCATTCCGTCTCATTCGTTGGCGGTAGAAGTTCATGGGCGACAACATTTTGAGTTTGTCGCTCATTTTCATGGAGACCGAAAAGGTTTTAGAAAATCAAAGGCTAGAGATAGAGACAAATCTAACTGGCTTTTGAATAATGACATTGAACTTATTGTTTTAAGTTATTCAGGAACTGAAGATGAATGGCGAGAATCCATTATCAATAGATAAACTAGAAGAGTTTGTAGGCAGATTAGACGCATACATGTCCGACGTTGTTCATGTAGAGCCAAATTCTGAAGTAGAAAAAATACTATCACTTACTAGCTTTGAGCTTAAGTCGCTTACGTCAGAAGAGTGTTGTGAAAAAGCATACGCCATATACAACTATTGTAATTTTCTGCAAAAGAAACATAACAAAGAAGTTGCTAAAGCCAAATGGTGCGAAGAATTTATAAACTACGCAGTTTCAAAAGTTTCAAATCAATTTGATAAGTACACCAAATGGGAAGTTAAAGTCAACTCTGTAATTAGGGAAGATGACTTTGTGCAAAAAGTTTGGCGTGTCAAAAGAGTAATTGATGGCAACGTAGCCTTGTCATTGGATATTATAAGAGACATTAGAAAACAAGCAGACACATTGCTTGAACTAAGCAGAAGAAAGTACAGTAGGGGATAAGATGTCACCATTAGAACTAATAAAAAATGGAATACTAGATAATGATTTTGAAAAAGTTATTCAAGGGTACACTCTTCTCACGGGCGAAGAAGTCCGACCAAAAGGAGCAGCCGAAGCAACAAGAGCAACAAGCTCAGAAGCAACAGCCTCCGACAAGATGTCAGAGCAAATGCCGGTGCGGTCGGAGGTAGAAGACTTCACAATGAAACGTGATAGTCTTCCTGCTGGACAATACGGAAGAAAAGAAGCGATACAAGTTGGAGAAAATCAATTTGTAGATGACAGAACAGAGGCTGTAGGAGAAGAGTTTAATACTCCTGACGTTAATCTCACTCCTCGCAGACCTCCTGTCAAAATGATTGAAGTAGTTTGCAACGCATGTGGAAGAAAGGAGAAGATAAATCCAGCGTATAAAACAGGTGGTTACCATCGTTGCAGTAGATGTGTAGGTTAATGAAAAGGAGAATATATTTTGGAACTAAGCAACAAAGCAGCAGAAAAAGCAGTACTAGCAGGACTGATACAGCACGGTAAAGATTCTTTTGTAGATATTGATGGAGCAATAACCGAACAGTCCTTCACCTTAGAAGAAAATCAAATTGTATGGAGTTGTCTGAAAAAATTATTTGAAGAATCTGACACAGTAGACTTGCCCACTCTCTATGCGGCAGCAAAGAAAATAGATCTAGATTCTGTGTTTATGAAAAGAGTGCCAAAGGACTATTACAAAAGACTCTCTGCAATAAACATTGAAAAAGCTAACGTAAAACATCAAGCAGCTATTCTTGTAAAGTTTGAAATAGCACGAGAGGTAGATAAAACTGCATCTCAAATCAAAATAAAAATTAAAGACATTACTGGCGATGAAAGCGTAAGCGAAATCATTAGTATAGGAGAGACTCCTTTCTTTGAGTTTAGTTCTAGACTTGAAGGTAGAGTTGACAATGAGCCAGAAGATATTGATGAAAACATTGATGAATACATTCAGTCATTAATAGATAACCCACAGGAAATGATGGGTATTAGCACTGGCTTTTCTAGGTTTGATAAGTCTATCGGCGGTGGACTTAGAAGAGGTAATGTAGATCTCATAGCCGCTAGAGCAAAAGCTGGTAAAAGCTTGTTTGCTGACAGTGTAGCTTTACATGTGGCTGGCACTCTTGGAATACCAGTTCTAATGCTTGATACTGAAATGTCTAGAGAAGATCACGTTCACCGTCTACTAGCAAGCATGACTGATGTTACTATAAATGATATTTCTACAGGCCAATTTGGAAAGTCAGCTGGTTTGCAGGAGCGTGTCAAACAAGGTGTAGAAAGACTAAAAGAAATTTCTTACAAGTATGTGACTATTGCAGGAACTAGCTTTGATGAGACATTATCCATAATGAGGCGATGGATTAAAAAGGAAGTTGGATATGATGAGAATGGAATTAGTAATCCATGCTTAATTATTTATGACTACTTAAAGTTGACCAGCGCGTCTCAAATGAACGATATGAAAGAGTTTCAAGCTTTGGGTTATCAAATGCAGCAGCTTGTAAACTTTGCAATTAAAGAAAAGGTTCCTTGTTTATCTTTCGTTCAGCTTAATAGGGATGGAATTACTCGTGAATCTGAAGATGTCATTAGTGGATCAGACAGGCTTTCGTGGTTCTGTAGTAGTCTCACAATCTTCAAGAAAAAGTCTGAGGAAGAAATAGCTGAAGATGGTGGTGAAAGCGGAAATCGAAAATTAGTACCTTTGATTGCCAGACATGGCGGTGGACTTTCTGACGACTTTGATTATATTAATATGCACCTCAATGGTGATTTTGGAAGAATTGACGAAGGCTTTACCAAGTCAGAATACATACTTGCAAACAAAAAAGAAAAAGAAGGTTTTGATAATGAACTCGATAACAAACAAGAAGAGTTCAAAATTGAAGAAGATATTGATCCTGAAAAACCATTTTGATGAAAGATCTTTTAATGAGCTTTACTTTATCCAAAGATAAACAAGAGCGATCTAAGCAACTTAAAGTGTACGATGATTTAATCATCAATAACATCTATCGAGTACTTGAACACTTTGGAACTAGAATGGATGTGGGTCTTGGTTCATGCCCATGTCCAATTCATAGAGGCAAAAATCCTATGGGTTTTTCCATTAACTTAGAACCTGACCATCCATATTATGGAAGATGGAAATGTTGGTCTGAAAGTTATGGGGAGACCTGCATGTCTGAATTCATCAACACTCCTATTGGTCTTGTTAGAGCCTTACTTACGAGAGATGCCAGAGAGTCTGGAGAAATTGGCCAAGATTCTATTGTCAAGTTTTATGAAGTTATTGAATTCTGTACTAACTTTTTTGGAGTCAATGGAAGCAGGGTTCTTGAAGAAGCTAAAAATGTGACTTTCAAAGATGGTCCTTCTGCTTTAGAATTTGGATTAAGTAAAAGGAAAGAAGCTAAGGTTGCTAGTAGGAACAATACTAGAGATAAGATTAGATGTAGACTACATATGCCTCCCAATTATTATTTGAGGCGTGGTTTTAGTGAAGAAGTCTTGAACGAATTTGACGTTGGTGTTTGTTTAGACACTGGCAAGCCAATGAGCAACAGAGTTGTCGTTCCAGTTTATGATGAAGAACACGAAGTGCTTATTGGATGTGTTGGTAGATCAATGATAGAGAATAGCAATATGAAATGGAAAAACAGCAAAGGGTTTTCAAAAAGCATATGGCTTTACGCTCTAAACAAGTCTAAAGACTTTATAAAATCATGCGGCACTGCTATATTAGTTGAGGGTCAAGGAGATGTTTGGAGACTATGGGAATCTGGAATAAAGAATGTAGTCGGAATGTTTGGGGCTAATCTATCTGATGTACAAATTTACTTGCTAAAAGAGCTAAACATTTCAAACTTAGTAGTTTTGACCGATAATGATGGTGCTGGACAAAATGCTAAAGAAAAAATCAGGAAAAAATGTAGCAACTTGTTTAATATTATAGATATAGAAATACCCGCTAACGATGTTGGCGAGATGTCTATTGAAGAAATAGGTGAGCATTTGAAACCACAACTTAAAGGCTATACGAAT